TGTTATCCATCAGGAAAGGTGGTTGATGGATTGACAAGTGAGGGCGAAGAGCCTATCTTGATTGCCGCCAATCCAGACAAGGACAATGTTGTCATCTGGGTTAATCCGAAGACGAAATCATTTTCAATCACTAAAACATCACCATCAAAAAATGAAACATGTGTGATTGAAATTGGCGAAAAGATTCGGCCATTTCAACTGAAGCAGCAACCACAGCGGGGCGCTGTAATATGAATGAATTTCATCTGATTGGGCTATCGATCATCATGAATGTGTATGTATCAGGTGTTTTATTTTTTTATTGGAGTTATTAATCATGTCAGAATCAGAATTGTATCGGTTTTTTGTTGCACAAGCAGCTAGGTCAATCACTTTGGAGAATCTACTCTATAAGCCCGAGTACAGGGGGCGCGGTGCAGCAGAGCTAGCAGTCATAATGGCTGGGTTTCATCACCAGTATGCAATATCAATGATGGATTTGGCAAAATGAAATTACCAATGTTTTCGTTAGACAAAGCCAATCATTTTGTTTATGGCGCTGTTATAACATCATTAATAACGTATTTTCGTGATGTTTCTGTTGGGATAATCGTGTGTGTAGTTATTGCCCTTTTAAAAGAGCTTTACGACAGTATGCACCAATCACATAGACCAGAGATCAAAGACGCCGTAGCGACCATTCTAGGGGGCTTGGTGGTGGCATCGCCGTTCATTGCTAAATAGTTCGTAACATAACAAGATAAGCGAACATGGCAATCTATAAAAATCATTTCTATCATGGCTTAATAAAGTCATACACAGTTGTCATGGGGCACATGCTTGATGGCATTGATGTTGTGCGCTTTAAGGCTGATGGGTCTGAAGATTCCCGAGTTCGCGTTCCTGTTGTTCATAGCCCAAAAGAAAAATTCATCCAAAGAATCCTGTCGGATGAATCGCTGACAAGACAGCCAGCAATTGTGCTTCCGCGCATTGCGTTTGAATTACAAGGGTTAATGTATAACCCACAAAGAAAAATCTCCGGGAAGCATCAATTTGCGTATGCGACTAGCGATAATGGAACATCATCTGTTTATACGCCAGTTCCGTATGATTTTGAATTCACTGCAAGCATTGTTGCGAAAACTCATTCAGATGCTTTACAAATTGTCGAGCAGATTGTGCCATTTTTCACCCCAGATTATCATGTCACGTTTCGAGGAATTGGCGACCCAGTTATTGAGTATGACGTTGGGATTACTCTGGATTCGGTAGCGAATGATGACAGCTACTCAGGTGAGCTGGAAGATCGTCGGCTAATTATCTGGACGCTTTCATTTGTTGTACAAGGATTCTTGTTTGGGCCTGTTCGTAGCGGCTCTTTAATCAAAACGATTGATGTGTCAATTTTTAATATGACGGAATTGGCAAAGCCTGCACAAAATCAAGAATACTTAGTTAATTATAATTTTGTTCCATACATTAATGGAGTTCCGCTCGTAAATATTGGAGTCGATGATCCTTGGACAGTTTTAGAAACCACCACACCATGAAAAGTTTTGATCAATTTCTGATAGAATCACATCAAGAATTTGTAGGCATTCATTATAGCCATACCCCCGACTTGATGCAATTGGCCGGGTCTAATTATGGCACTGGCATTAGAGGCGCGGAATCTGATCGTATTTCTCAGTCGTCCGATCCACGAATTAAAAATCGTGTGTATTTTTACAAGAAACCGCAAACTGGGTATCCACAAAGGGAAACGGGGCTTGGTGCGCATGCTTATGAATTCCATTCGACCAACATGTACAATACGACTGTGCATAATCCACATACAGACGCCATCAGGAAAACCCAGAAAAGCTATGTAGATAGGGGAGAAAATCTACATAATGCGTTTGAGTCGGCAGTGATTGATCATGGGTTTCATGGGTACCATAATGATGCAATTGGTGTAGTGTTAAACCAGTCGCCTAGAGTTAAGTATTTGGGTCAACTGTACAATGGACAACCAAAGAAAAAAGAACAACCGCACACAATGTCATCTGCACCCGTAAACGCACATGGTGAGCAGGAAAGCGCGATGCTATCGCCACAGCACATGAGACACTGGTATCAGCACAGCAAGGAATTAACTACGGCATCACCGTCTGCTAGACTGCAATATGGAAGACTGGTTGCAAAGCAAAATGATGTTGCGCAATTACAACATCATTTTGCAAAAGAAAATTTAATCTTGTAGTTGACACTTGTGATTAATCATGTATAATTCATTCCATCGAAACAAACCGGGAATGACAACATGACCAATATCATCGCAGCTACCGAATCTTTGATTGCTTGGATTGAAGGCAATACAAAATCATACGTTGACAACCAATTGTCCCTCACCCATAGTAAATATTTTTGCGATCGATGCATCGCTGAAGGTAAGCATGAAATTCGCGTTGGCAAAAAATATTTGAAAATTGTCGGGCACGGCTCCGTTCGATTCTTTGTTGATTCCGTAACTGGTGACATTTTTAAAGCAGCGTCGTTTGCTGCCCCAGCTAAGGGTATCCGTGGTAATGTCTTGTCTACCGACAATGGAAAAGAGGCATTCCACTATGGCGGGGCTGGTCTTACCTTTGTTAACTATGCACGGTAAATCATGGCAAAAGCTAAAACTGCTTATTTTCCAGAAAATTCAGATCGATCCGGTATTGACATTACGTTCACAAAATCTAGGAATCATATCTATATCAGCGGGTGGTATGATACCAATGTCGGCATTGAATCAACTGGTTTGACACTGAAAGAATTTTTTGACAAACTTGGGATCACGGAATTAGATTGTAAAACCGCATTTATGGAAGAATCATCATGACACAAATCATAGCACTGGCCGGAAAAGCCGGTTACGGCAAAAGTACAATCGCAAAAATCATTAAAGATTTGCCTAATAGCGAACCGTCAATTGTTATTAGTTTCGCAGACCCAATCCGTGAACACCTAAAAGTGCTCTATCCACAATTGACTAATGATCATTTTAAAGATCGACGGATGAAGGTAACCCCGATAGAGTCTCTTAATGGGAACACGCCGCGTCAACTTATGATTACGTTTGGGGAAATGTGCTGCTCCATTAAATCTGATGTGTGGGTCGATGCTATGGAATCCCGTATCAAACAGCTTAAAACGAAGCACAATCCATTCAAGCGGGCGTTTGGCTACATCATCATTGATGACCTGCGAAAACCCAACGAAGTCAATCTAATCCGTAAATTACATGGTACAATCATTCATCTTGAAAGGAACGAGCCAGAACCATCATTTATTGAATCCATTAAAACTAAATTCCAAAAAATCCATGTGACCGAAGTTGGTATTCGCCACATGCAAACCCAAGACGACTACGTTCTGAATACGTCCGAACACATTACCCGGACAATAGAGCGCATTCAACAAATGAATCAACAAAAATTCAATACCTTTTACGAAATTTGAAAATGAAACTGACAGCAAAAGACCTTGACAAGTATTATGACGATTCCATTGACGTTGAGCAGCGCACTAAAGTTGTTGCAAAAACACCAAAGCGAGAAATTGACCATTACATCAAAACAGAAATCAATCGTTATAAACCAAGCAAGGAAATGCAAACCAATAAGAAAGGTTATTGATGTCAATTAAAAATGAAATTGAGTCTGAATCAGAATCAGGCTCTATCGGCCTGATGATTGGGGGAGATTCACAAAGTTTTATCAAGACCGCAATCATACCAATACGTGAGCATCATGTTTTCTTTGATTCTGAAATTGGCGATCCATCGGAATACAGAACGTTGCGTCATATGCTGTACACAGCCCAAGAAACTGATCGATTTGTGTTTTTCATTAACTCCATTGGCGGTCAGCTTTACACCACACTATCGATTATAGAGGCGATCAAGCAAACTGACGCAACTGTTCATAGCGTTGTTGATGGTGAGTGTATGTCAGCCGCAACGTTGCTTTTGCTGAATAGTGACGAAATTACAATTACTGATAGTGCCGTAGTTATGTGCCATGCGGCCAGTCATGGGATTGCTGGTAATGTTCAGGGGGTTAAGCGGCAAGCTGAGTTCATTGAACGACAGTGGCGGGAACTAGAGAAGAAAACTTATGCTGGATTTTTGACAAATGAAGAAATGTCTGATATGGCTAAAGGACTTGAACTTTATTTTGATGCGAATGAATCAAAAAAGCGACTTAAGCGATGGGCCGCGCTAAAATCTAAAAAATAACCACAATCAAAAAAGGGACTTGCAGAGTCCCTTTTTCTTTGATACAATTCATCCTATCGATCAAACGAAAGGAATGAACATGAAAGTAGATGTCGCAACCATGTACCCGGATGTCATCAAGAATCGCTATCATTTTGATGGCAAAATAGTCACTACGCAATTCAACGAAAAGCTACCAATGCGCGATGGTGCATACAAGCTGTTTAGCGAAAAGCACAGCAAATTCTGCTCTATTGGTCACATGGCCCTAGAGCAATCATTCAAATTCTATAAAAAATAAATGCGTTACTTATTACTAGCATCAGCGGCCTTGCTTGCCGCTACGTCTGCCTATTTTTCTGTAATAGGATTGTCCAAAATCTTTATTGGGATTTTTGCACCATTCATTATCCTTGAGCTTGGTAAATTTGTTGCTGCTATCTATCTGCATTCGCAGTGGGATCACATCAACAAGATCATCAAGGCTTATATGGTCAGTGCGGTCGTTGTTCTGATGGTCATGACATCATCCGGCATATTCGGATACTTGTCGGGGGCTGCAATGACACACACAACATCAAGCAAAACTGAATCGGATCGGATCGGATACATTGATACGCAAATTACACAAAAACAAACAAGACAATCCCAGCTTACTAATGATAGGAGAAGGCTTGATGGGTTTGTCGATAAAGCGTCTACAAGCGCTATTAATGAATCCCAAGGGGTAGCTACCTACAACCGCCAGAAAGCGGCTAGAAAGGCAATTGATGATGAATTGAATGGCATCTCTAAAGCTATTGATGATCTACAAAAAGAAAAGCAAGCAATCAATGAAAAATTCCTGACGGTGCAACATGAAGTTGGCCCCGCCTTATACTTGGCAAAGTCTTTATATGGCAACGATAGTGTAGGAAGTATTGAATCTGCTATCCGGGTGGTCATCTACTTGATCGTGTTCACGTTTGATCCGTTAGCCGTTGTTCTGTTGATAGCTGCTCAGCACTTGTTTGAAAAGCCAAACCCAATCGAAAAGAAACGCCCGCGTAAGCGCAAGGCCACTAAGCGGGTTATGGTAAAATCAGTGAAATCAAAAAATGATGTAGGCGATATTGTCATTAGCGAAGCGCCCGAACCGAGTGATGAACTTTCTATCTCTGATGATGAAAAGGCAGAAATTAGTGAACGAAATCGGCGGGTGATCGAAACAGCAAAATCAAAACTACAAAAGCGAGTGGACACGCTGACCAGAAGGGTTCAGTAAATTAGTTAACATAAAGGAAATTATGACAATTCAGTCAATATCGGATGAATTATTTTTAATGGAAACATTAGACGGGGAGTCTATGGTTTCTCATACTGTAGACCATGCGGATATGCATGACGTTAAAAATATTAAAGAGCATGTACTAAATGATGGAACGTCGTTTTATACATTTTCAAAAGACGGCTATACAGAAATCCATCATGCTACGCCGGACAATGTAAGCGGGGTTAAACTCCAAGGGAATAATCCAATGAATTTGAAATGGGTCACTACTGCATACAAGATAGCGCACCCACTAATTGAAAATGGACACATTGTTAAAATTTCAGGAACAACGGATGTTAGCAATGGGCATAATACAAGTCTGTTTGGGAATTATCTTAAATTCACAAATACGATTGCAAGGCGGCGAAACTATAGCGTATCAAATCCAGTCTATAGCACTGACGATCAGGGTCGAAATATTGGAACTGTTGTTGTCGCTAAGGCGGGGATTGGCGTCATGGGGCAGGCGCAAAGAAAAATTGTAGAATCCATGAATGAGCAAAATGGATATACTGGTATTACTATGATTCAAGGTATTATTTCTGCACTATCTACTAAATGAAAGGAAACATTATGGCAGAATCATCAATTTATGATGAACTTATTTTAATGGAAACACTTGGCCTAGAACCATCCATAACACATTCTGTTCATTATGGGGATGTTGGTGGGTATAAAAATGCATCAGAGCATTTTTTGAAAGATGGGTCATCATTTGCAACTTTCCATAAAGATGGGTGCATGGAAATACACCATAGCACAGAATCCGGGGATAGCGGGTTAAAGCTAAATCACGATAACAAAATGAATCTACAATGGGTCAATGATGCGTTTCACATCATAAAACAAATGGTAGATGGCGGGCATAGGGTAAAAGTCGTCGGAACGACTGATATTGCGCCCGGATTCAAGACTAGCCTATTCAAAAATTATCAGGGAATTGCTAAGCGAGTTGCCAAAAAGCATGGATATCACATGTCTCCCTCTGATTACAAAGAATCCGATGGTATGGCTACTGGTTCGTTTACACTGTCAAAACGAACACATGGGTTCATGGGGGAAGTACAAAAGCACATGCTAGAATCTATGACTGAAGAAAATAATTTCTGTGGTTTAACTAAATCACAGGCTATTAAAAAAACATTTGGCGTTATTTAAAAGGAAACATTATGTCAGAACTATTGAATCGAATGAAAAAAGCAAGCCCTAATAAGTACACAGCACAGCTGTCTAAGAGCGAGGTATTCATGTCGGATGACTTTACCCGCACCAGCGTTCCCGCAATCAACATTGCCCTAAGCGGGGCGTGTGATGGCGGAATGAAAAGTGGAATTCTTGGAATTTGCGCAGAAAGCCGCCACTTCAAGACCAATCAAGCGTTAGTGATTGCTGCTGGATTTTTAAAAGAAAATGCAGATGGTATTTTGCTTTTCCTTGATAGTGAATTTGGCGCACCGAAATCATATTTTGAAACGTATGGCATTGACTTGGATCGGGTATTGCATTGCCCCGTCACCAATCTTGAAGAGATGACGTTCGAGCTAATGCAGCAACTTGATACCATAAAGCGTGGCGACAAAGTAATGATTTTGATTGATTCTTTGGGGAATATTGCTTCAAAAACAGAATCTAATAATTCCATAGAAGGCAAGGGGTCAAAGGATATGACCCGAGCAGCTAGCATGAAATCTATGTTTCGACAAATTACCCCGCACATCAAATTGAAAAATATTCCATTGGTATGGATTGGGCATATATACAAAGAAATGACCGGCAATGCCTATGCTAAGAATATTGTTTCTGGTGGACAGGGGCCAATGCTCGCATCTAATGATTTGTGGATCATTACCCGCGCACAAGAAAAAGATGATGACGGTGATTTGGCTGGGTACAAGTTCACCATTAACATTGAAAAATCTCGATTTGTTCGAGAAAAATCTAAAATCCCATTGTTTGTTTCATTTGATTCTGGAATTAACAAATATTCTGGGATTCTTGATCTTGCAATTGAATTGGGTTATGTATCGGATGCAAGCAAAGGGTGGTATCAATTAATCGATAAATCAACCGGCGAATTGATTGGGGATAAAGTTCGCCGAAAGAATACAGAAACAAAAGAATTCTTGGGCGCAATTATTATTTCAAAAGAATTCAATCGCGAGGTTAGAGAAAAATTTGCATTGACTAAACCAAACCTCAATAACGCATCTATGGATGATGATCTGGATGCAGTATGACCCCATTACAACAAGTTTTTATAAGAATGATCCGCATCAAACCAAAGGTAGACGGCACCTACTTGATGCAGCGCAGAATCGACGCAATCCCTAGGTGTGTTATACTACAGACTGATGGCAATGGCAAGATGCATGTAAACGAAATGATAGCAAACAAGCAACCAATACCATTAGCAGCAATCCCATCCGGGACAAAGTGGTCACAATTTATTAATTTTAACATGAAAGGCAACACGTAATGACTGAGCAATTTGAAACCAAACAACACCCTAAGCTGTCTTATGGCAATCACATTGATGATGATACCATGATAGTCATCAAAGTTGATGAAGGGAAATTCGAGGGCACTGTGTTTAATTATCGGGATGTGAAAATGAATGATGATAGTGATGACGTTGGATACGGCATTGACTTTCATTCGTTTCTCGTCGATGGTGAGAGTCACGAAACGGAACCATCCATTAAAGTCCTGACAGAATTTTATGAACAGGTTACATCCCCGTTCCTGTATAACATTGTCGTTCACGCAGCAAATCAATCAAAGGAATAATCCTTGAAAGAACTTGAAGTTTTGATCATAGGGGCATACGTCCATGTCCCTGATTTTTATCACAAAACCAACAGCAAAATCAAGCCAGAGTTGTTTGAAAGTAACGACGCAAAAATTGTGTTTGGGCTTTGTCAGACATTCTGGAATGAACAGAAAATAGCGCCTACACAGGATGCCTTATTGGTTGAACTGAAAAGCACTAGGGGGATTAGTCAGGACTCTGTTAATGATTCATCAGAGCTAATCCGAAAACTATTCCACGATGATATTGTTGGCAAATTCAAGGCGCAAAATCTTGATTGGCTCATTGCTAAAACAAAATCTTATTTGACTGACCGTAGTTGTTATTTGGCAATCATGGAAAGTTTAGATATTCTTGATCCATCAAGTAAAACTAAAAAAACAGCAGATGCTATTCCTGAATTGTTGAGGGAAGCCCTTTCTATTGATTTTGATAGTGACGTTGGGCACGACTACATCGCCAACATGGAAGATCGTTTAAAGTTCTACCATAATGACGAAGAGCGCGTTCCATTTAGCCTATCTATGCTAAATCGTGTGCTTGGTGGGGCTATGCCTAAGCGATCATTGGTGGTTCCCATTTCTGGAACTGGTGTTGGAAAAAGTCTGTTCATGACAGATCAGGCCGCATTTCATATTACCAATGGCCGGAATGTTCTTTATATCAGCCTTGAAATGGCAGCAGAAAAGATTGCTGAACGGGTTGACTCGAAGCTGATGGAAATCCCAATTTGGGATGTA